AGAACTTAATCTTATCACCATTTTGAATAACTTGGTATTTACGATTAAGGCCTCGAGACTTTAACTGATCATTATAGAGAAGAGAACCACGAACGTGGATTGGTGTACCTTTTTTGTATATAGTACCACGCGATGCCCACTTTTTGATATCTGTAACTCCTCGAGGAAACGCTACTTGATCAGGTGAAAGCGACTTAAAGTGTTTCTTAAATGATGCGATTGCTTCTTGTGTTTTTTCTTCTTCTCCTGTTACAATGATTTTAAACATCTCGTTCATAGCAGTGCGACACGCTTGAGGTGTAGAGGACTTAATAGACTCGAGACCCATGATCTTGATCTTCGGTTCAGCATATTGAACACCTTCGTTGTTATGTACATTGAGTATGTAACGTTTCTTTGCTGTCCAAATACCACGATCAGCAATTGCTTCTCGCTTCATAACCATACGATTACTATATGCGTTTGTATCTTGCGCAAACTTGTCAAAGGCTTTTGCTAACATAGGTTCAATTGCTTTAGAACCAAATTCATCGAGGAATGCAATAGGTTTTTTTGGCTTAAACTTATCAACTACATCTTTTACACCGATATAAACTGAGTCAGTATCCATAGCAACTACTCGATCTTTATCATTACCGATGAATTCATTGAGAAATTCATTAACGCTTTTCTCTGCATGCTTAATCACTTCTTGTCCAGTAAGGGTAATTCCAGCAGCAATGCGAAGATCGAAGTAACGAAAGTACTTATTACCCATAGCACCATAAAGAGAATTAAGAAGAATCTTAATCGCGGTCTGTAGAGTCTCAAGACGGGCAACCTGTGAGGTCATTTGATGACGCTCATGCTTTTTATCCTTTGATATACCCTCAAGCTTACGTTTTGCGTCTAACATCTCTTGTTTAATTGTAACACGTTTGCTATATAGTTCCTCAACAATTTCAGGAACAATACCTTTTTTCTCTTTAGTAAACCTAGCACCATTCGAAGCTTGTGCACAATCAGCATCAGAAGTAGAATCAACTAATGTTTCAGGAGACATATTATATTGCACAATCAAATTTGGATAAAGCGAATTTAAATCGAACGACATTACCCAATCGTGCATACCTACATGAGGATCTTTAACATACCCGCCTGGATACGATGCTGTCTCAGAATCTTTTTGGGGAAGAACCGCAATTCGAGATCGTGCTAGCCTGCGGAAAATAATAGAGTCCCATATCGCGGTTGTGCCAAGCGTATCAGTATAATTCACACCACCGAGGTACGCCATAGTCAATACCAATGTAATAAGACCAAGCTTTTCTTCCATACGTTCGATGAGTTCAACGTCTTTAATGTTGTAGTCAACAAACATTTGAAAGTCTGCATCATATAAATCACGAAGTGTACCAACCTCAGAATAGTCAAGTTTCTTTTCTCCAAGTACTACACTTGCGATATGATTCAAAGAATAAGATTCTTGATTGCCATACGTATATGCAAACTTTTTAAAGAGTTCCATATAGTCAAGGTGCTGAATACCAACAATATCAAATGCAACTTGCTTACGACCTTGGATATTAATCTCTCTACGATCGATCTTTTTCCATGGAGATAACTCTTTTACCTTTTCTTCACCGAGCAAAAAGGCCATACGAGATACCATATATGGTATATCGAAAAACCGTGTATTCCAACCAGTAATGACATCAGGAATATTTTCTTCCTTTGCCCAAAAGTTAATAAACGCTTCGAGCATTGATGACTCAGCGGTATATTGACGATAATCGATATTGACTCCATTGAGTTCCGTCTTTGTAGCATCATATGGCTTTATTCCCCATACTCGATACGTATCATCCTTTGAACTTTTATACGCAATTGTAAGAATCTCATTAACTGGATTATCGACCTCGGGAAAACCGTCACCATAAGATGTTTCAATATCGATTGAAGCTATATCTACAAGAGAACGAGAGTACTGGATTTCGTTTGGAAATTGGCTTTGGATAAATGCTGGAATATGTCGGTTGTTACCATATACCTTAAAGCTTGGAACATCTGCGTATGTTGTCTCAAACTCTTTAGCTTCGCGCATTGTATCAAAATGCATAGCCTCAACTGGTGTACCGTCAAGTGCTTTCCATGCGGTATCTACCTTTTTTGAAGGAATATAAAGAGTCGGCTTATATTTAATCCGCTGAAAAATCTTGTTACCATTGGCTCCATAGCCTCGGTATAATAAACTGTTGCCAAAACGATCGACACTTGTATAGAATCCGTTCAAAATCATAAATATAATTATACCATACTATGTACGGTATGTAAACCACAAAGTGCGGTGCTAAATATCAAATATTCTGATTGATGCAGAAGTAGGATAATCATCCAACTTAATTGTCATTGTCTCGTTCTCGTCAATCGGAGAGTTAGCTTCAAGATTAATTGTAATTGTATCAGTGTTACTTGTAAGAGTAAAGTTTCCAGTAAGCGCCTCAGTGATGTCATTTGCTTGAATACCAGTTATAGTATAAGGAACAGTTGTTCCATCTGAGACCGTAGTTCCGACTGTAGTACTGATAGTGATATTGAAACTTTGTCCCTCAGTCTCTGAAGCAGTAGCAGTTAATGCATATGGTTCAGGAGTAGTATCAACAATTGGTATATCGATTGAGGTAACTGCATTCGGGCTATCGAGAGTCATAGTAAATGTTTCACCTTCTGCATACTTATCTACACCAATATCGCTTTCGATATTAAAAGTAAGAGATGCAGTATTATTGTTGACTGTAAAATTCCCAGTAAGAGACTCTGCAATGTCATCGGCTTGAATACCCGTTATGGTATAAGGAACTATTGTTCCATCTGCGATTTCGCTGATAGTTCTATCTAGTGAAATAGTAATTGATTGACCTTCTGAAACACTTACGGCATCAGTCGATAAAACATATTCTCCAGGATTATATTTTACATTCCAACCGAAATTTCGCAAAGTTGTAATATATCCAAGACCAGTTGCGTTAGGTACAGCATTACCAAATTTAGATATATCTATTACGGGTTGCGGCGATGTACCGGTAACATCACCAATTCCAACAAACGACGATAATATTCTTTCGATGTCAAGTTCAGTTAGCGAATTTTCGTGAAGATCAATATTAAGAAGCTTATCAGAAACACTAAATGTTGAAGGAATATTCGATATTTTGTTTTTTGAGCAATTAAATGTTTCTAAATTTCCAGGTAATGTGCCGAAGTCTTCAATATCATTATTAGAAACATCTATATAGCTTGCGCTAGTAAAAATAGAAAGGTTCAATGTACCTCCAATTTTCGGACCTGCATTAGGCTCAACAATCAATGATACTAATTGATCTGGATTAGATATCGATATACTTTTACTCATGTATCTATTTATATAAAAATCCCCTTTACTTCATAGGCGAAAGAGGGAAAGACCAATAGGGTTATTCAGCCAAGAATTCTGGCTTTGAATTGATAGAGAAGCTCTTTGGTTTCTTCTCTTCTGGGATATTCTTTTCAAGATATACCGAGAGAATACCGTCTACAAGAGCCACTTCTTTCACTTCGATATATTCACCAAGTGTGAACTTCTTATCGAATTTACGTGTAGCAATACCCTTATGGATATATTCTTTATCACCATTTAGATCAACATCTTTAGATGCGATAGTGAGAATATTCTGATCTTGTTCAACTGTAAGATCTTTCTCACCGAAACCTGCAACAGCAATTGCAATTTCGAATTGGTCATCATCATGTCTCACCACATTGTGAGGTGGATAACCAGATGGTTGTGTGCTTTGTTTTTCGAGTCTATCAAAAATAGAATCGAGACCTACTGACCAAGTTGAGCCTGGCCATTGATATGTTGCTTTTGTCATTTATTTGTTCCTCCTATTAGGCAGGTTATGTGTTGTGAGACCCCGAAGGCATCTCATTCAAGATCACAACGTGTGATCTTAAAATTTTATTTATACACCTTTAACATTACCGATGGAATATTTTGATTCTAAATTCCATTCGCGCTTATCTCTATGTGATATAATTTTAATGTGTCTTAATGTTGTTTTATCCTTTGCTTGATCTGGATTTACGATATTCAACAATCCCCAATCTGAGAGAAGCGTTGTTATTGAATTGCGTCTACAGACATCGTCGTAGGTTAAATTGGATGGCTTACCATCTAACATGAAAAGTTCTTTGAAATGAACAATGAAATACATACCTTGTTTATGCAAAATATGACAACTTTGAAATAGTGTGTTATGTTCTTTCTTCGAAGATATTCCTATTCGAGTTAGTGTCTCTTTAATTTTAAGGAAATCGTCTGGTTCTTCGAGAGATATCTCTAGCATTTTACTAGGATCCCATTTTACTAGTTCTTGGTCATTCATGTGTCTAATATTATAATTACATTGTTAAAGTATTATTTATAATATTAGACACTTTCGCCTATTACTTACCTCCTTTATCTAAACGTTTTCGTAGTTTCTTTAAATCGTCTTTACTAAATAATGAATACACATTTTCAGCCTTTTCCTTCGAATAGTTATATGCTTCTTGTATAAGCTGCAAATCATTCGGATCTTTTGCTTTCTTGGCCCATTTTGAGAAACGTTTTCTTGGACGAATAGCAGAAAAAAGAAAATCATATTGCATTT